ATGTCACGCAGAAAGAAGATAAGCGAAAAGGAGGTATGCGACGGCTTAAGACGTCTTGCATTCGGCGAAATAACGGATGCGGTCAGCCTGCTTTTCGAGCCTGAGGAAAAAATACTCCAAAAGCTTAACACGCTTGATTTGTTTAACGTAAGCGAAATCAAGCGCCCAAAGGGAGGCGGAATGGAGATTAAATTTTTTGACAGGCTTAAGGCTATTGACAAAATCAGAGAAATGGTGAATGAGCAAACGGACAAGTCGCCGACCTCATTTTATGAGGCACTGGAAAAAAGTACGCAGGCGACTAAAAGGCATTATACGGAGGAATTTGATGAATAGATTTATCCCGTTTTCAAAAAAGCAACTTGCCGTTTTGAATTGGTGGTGCAATGGCAGTGACGTTAAAAATAAAAACGGAATAATCTGCGACGGCGCCGTAAGGTCAGGCAAAACGCTTTGTATGGGTATATCGTTTATTTGTTGGTCCTTTTATGCTTTTTGCGATACTTCGTTTGCCATTTGCGGGAAAACAATTTCTTCACTTAAGAGAAATGTTATTACTCCGCTTTTGCCGACGCTTAAAGAGCTTGGTTTCAGCGTTGATTACAGGATTAGCAGGAATATGGTTACGATTTCAAGAGGCAATGTGACTAACCGTTACTATCTTTTCGGCGGCAGAGATGAATCAAGTGCATCACTCATTCAGGGTATGACTTTGGGTGGCGTTATGCTCGACGAGGTTGCGCTTATGCCGAGAAGTTTTGTTGAACAGGCGGTTGCAAGATGCTCTCTTGAAAATTCAAAATACTTTTTCAACTGCAATCCGGAGCATCCTTATCATTGGTTTTATATGGAATGGATAAAAAAAGCCGAAGAAAAAAATGTTTTGTATATCCATTTCACTATGGACGACAATCCCTCTTTATCCGAAAGCGTTAAAAAAAGATATAAAAGTCTTTATTCGGGCGCTTTTTATGAGCGATTTATTGAGGGAAAATGGGTCACGGCTCAAGGTCTTGTTTATCCTATGTTTTCACCTGAAAGGCACATAAAAAGGTGCGACGGCGGTTTTTCACGATATTATCTTTCGTGCGACTACGGAACGGTAAATCCTTTTTCTTTAGGCCTTTGGGGTGAGTGCGACGGCAAGTGGTATCGACTTGATGAGTATTATTATTCAGGCAGAGACAACGGTATTCAGCTGACAGATGAGGAATATTACCGTGAGCTTGAAAGACTTGCGAACGGCAAGGATATAACAGCTTTGATTATTGACCCGTCAGCTGCATCTTTTATTCAAACTGTTTTAAGGCACAAAAAATTTCGTGTTATCAAAGCGAATAATGATGTTCTATCGGGTATTAACCGAGTGTGCCAGGCACTCAAGGATGGGGAGATATTTATATATCCCTGCTGTGCCGACGCAATAAGAGAATTTTCAATCTATCGCTGGGATGACAGTATAAAAAAGGATGCGGTTAAAAAAGAAAATGACCACGCAATGGATGATATACGATATTTTGTCGCTACTGTTTTGGGCAGAGAGGGACAAGGAAATTCGTTTGCGTCTTTTGCAATAGAAAGGAATTAGCTTTGAAAATTTTAGATTTAAGAAAAAAGAAAAGTCAAAATTCAAATGCTGCATGTGCGGTTCAAACGTCAATCGCTACAAATCATCCTTATTATAATCTTACAAGTTATATGCCTATTAACGGCGAATCGAGAGTATATGCCGAACTTAGAAATGCGGTTCCTATTTTAGATGCCGCAATTAATAAAATTGTGCGACTTTGCGAGGGCTTTAGGTTTGATACGGGCAATGAAAAAATAAACGATATGATGAACTCGTATTTCGAGTCGATAAATGTCGGCGGAAACCAAAGGGGGATAACCTCTTTCGTTTCAAATTATCTTAATCAGCTTTTAACCTTCGGCACGGCAATAGGCGAAATAGTTATGTGCTCAGACGGGATATATGCGCTTTATAACAGCGAACTTTCGTCAATTGAGCTTAAAAGGGCAAAAAACGGAATTGATGTCGATTTTTATAATAACGGTTCTAAAATCAATCAGCCGAATTTGATTTTATATTCTGTTTTAAATCCTAAGCCTTCCGATTTGTGCGGCACAAGTTTGCTTTCCGGCTTGCCGTTTGTAAGCAATATTTTGCTCGAAATTTATAATACAATCGGCGAAAATTGGAAGCATGCGGGAAATCTTCGATATTCTGTTATTTGCAAGCCGGATAAGGACAGCGCTTATTCAAACGCAAACGAAACGGCGCAAACCGTTGCAAATGCGTGGAAAGATGCTATGAATTCAAATACTGTTAAGGATTTTGTGGCAGTCGGGGATGTGAGCGTTAAGGTAATCGGTGCGGACAATGCTGTGCTTGACAGTGAAATTCCTGTAAGACAGCTTCTTGAACAGATTGTTGCAAAAACAGGGCTTCCGCCGTTTATGCTTGGCCTTAGTTGGTCGTCAACAGAGAGAATGAGCACGCAGCAGGCAGATATATTGACAAGCGAGCTTGAATCGTACAGACGTATTCTTGAACCTGTGATTAAGCAAATCGGCAATATGTATCTTGCAATAAATGCCTTGCCTTATGAGGCGAATATCGAATGGAAGAAAATTACACTTCAGGATGAATGTGACGAGGCTAAGGCGCAGCTTTATACGCAACAGGCAGAAAAAATAAGAAGGGAGATTGAAAATTGAGCTTTGGTTATGTAGAAAAAGGTTTTAGTCCAAGCACTGAGGACTTAAAAAAAATCAATAAGTATACAAGGCGTGAGTTTGACGCAGACAGTCTTTATGTTTTTACTGTTATTCTTTGCGATAACGACATAGACAGGGATTTTGAAAAATTTTCATTATCGGCGCTTAATGAACTTAAAACGCTTTTTGTCGGCAAAACGGGTATCAGCGACCATTCAATGAAATCGAGCGACCAAAAGGCACGTGTTTTTGAAACATGGATTGAAAAAGGCAATGGAACAACAACAGCCGACGGTGAGCCTTATTATATGCTAAAGGCAAAGGCTTATATGCTCAAAAACGAGGAAAACAAAGGATTTATTGACGAACTTGACGCAGGAATTAAAAAGGAAGTTTCAGTTTCCTGCTCATCAAAAAAAGCAACCTGTTCAATTTGCGGCAAGGATAAAAGGCAGTGCAGATGCGAACACGTTTCGGGCAAAGAATATAAGGGCAAAACCGCCTGCACAATTTTGTCAGATATCAGCGATGCGTATGAGTTCAGCTTTGTAGCCGTTCCTGCGCAAAGACAGGCAGGAGTTACAAAAGCATTTGAATTTACAAAGGAGAATAATATGGAGGATATTATTAAGACGTTCAAAAATATGAGCGACGATACTACGGTATCAAAATTTCAGCTTGATTCGCTTTTGAATTATGTTGATTCACTTGAGGATGAGGCAGAGCTTGGCAGAAAGTACAAGAAAAGCCTTGCAAACGAGGTTATAAAGCTTTGCGCAGAGGCTATGCCGGAGATGGATATTAAGGCTTTTTCTTCTGTGGCACAGGTTATGACCGCAAAAGAACTTTTGTCATTTAAAGAAGCTTTCACAAAGAAAAACCGTGAAAGCACCGCTCATCTTCAAATTAAAAGTAATGACACAAAAACAAATAATACAGTAAATCAATTTAAATTATAATTAACGGAGGAATTAATTTATGTCATACGATAACATTAGAATTGAAAAAAGTTTATACACCACAGGTAAGTCTTTCACTCAGGCACTTGAGGCACTTGACCCGTCAGAAAACTACAAGGGCACATCTCTTGAAGGCCTTGACGCATACGAACGTCAGCTTAAAAGATTTGACATTAAGGTTTCGGGCGAAAATTGCGATACTGTTTCAAAGTTTTTCCAAACTTCCGATTCAGCAGCTCTTTTTCCTGAATTTGTATCCCGTTCTATTAAGCTCGGTATGAGAGAGGCGTGCACCGTAGATAAAATCATTGCAACCACATCTTATATTGATTCGCTTGATTACAGGTCTATTTCGCTTGAAGATACAACTGATTTGGTTGACTTTATAAATGTTGCCGAGGGCAGTGCATTTTCAGATGTAAAGATTACTGTTAAAGACAAGCTTACCAAGCTTAAAAAATACGGCAAGATGATTTCCGCATCATATGAGGCAATCAAGTTCCAAAAGCTTGACCTTTTCTCAATCACACTTCGTAGAATCGGTGAAAATATGGTTTATTATGAGGCATACGATGCACTTGCAACAATTGACAAACCAACCGTAAATAAGATTACATATACCGGCGAAACATTTACTTATGATAATCTTATTGATATTTACACAATGATGAAGCCTTACAATCTTACAACAATACTTGTTGACCCTAAGTCATTTGCAAGACTTCTTAAATTACCTGAAATGAGAGATGCAAACGCAGGTCTTGATTTTCACGGCACAGGCAGAATGGTTACTCCTTTCGGCGCAGAGGTTTATTGCTTAAAGGAAATGGATTCCGATACCCTTATTGCAATTGATAAAAACTATGCGTTTGAAAGAGTAATTGCGTCAGACATTACAACAGATTTTGACAAGCTTATCGACCGTCAGATTGAAAGAGCAACAGTATCTACAATTGTTGGTTTCTCAAACATTTTCCCTGATGCCGTTGCTATGCTTGTTAAGGCAAAATAAGGTGATTTATTATGACTGATTTAAGTAAAATTAAAGAGGAATTTATCACTCTTTCGTCTTTGAGTGAGGAAGATGCGGGAAAATATCAATCGCTTATCGAAATGGAATGTGAATATATAAATTCACTTTTAAAAAGCAGCGATGACGAAAATAATTCCTGCGTAATATTTCTTTGCGCTGCAAAGGCTTATTATCGATATATGCTTACTAATCAGTCAGACGGTATCACTTCGTTTAAGGCAGGAGATGTGTCATATTCGCTTGACACGTCTTCTGCGCTTGAAAATGCAAGGGCAATATACAATTTTGCTCTTGAGCAGTGTGCCTCGCTGATTAAAAACAATCATTTTGCTTTTGAGGCGGTGTAATATGAGAAGCGGATATATTATAAAAAATCATCTTGATAAAATCGGAATTGAGGCGACGCTTTATGACGGAGAATGGAACTCAATGCCGTTTAAATGCACCGTAAATCCCTTGTGGCGAAAAAAGAGCAGTGCATTTGACGATGATGTTACAGAGCTTGGAACAAATGAAGCGAGATATCATTTGTATCTTGGTCCGAAAACGCACAATGTTATGGAAATAAGCGATAACGGATATTTGCAAACTTCGTCGGGCAAGTATAAATTTTTGAGAAAAAATGCAGTGAAAATAAACGACGAGGTTATTTATTATACAGGCATTTTAAGAGAAATTAAGGAGGCAGAATACGATGAATATTAATGATTTTATAATCACCTTTGCAAAAGCTCTTAAAGCTGATTATTTTTTTAAAAATATTAAAATCATCAAGCCTTTTGAAAATGTATCTTATGCCGGTGAAATAAAAAATACGTTTGTTTGTGTCGGTCTTGACGAGATGGAAATTACGCCGATAGAGCTTGGCGATGATACAAAATATGCAAATGTCAAAATTAAGGTCGGTATATTTACCGAGAAAAATAATTCTGCTTTTGCAAAGGATGTGTTTTTAAATATTTGCAGGGTAAGCCAAAAATTTAATATTACTTCAATAAAAGCACAGCCTCTTGAATATGTAAAGCAAGCCAAGGGATATAGGCTTAACGGCTATTTTTCATTTGGCACAAATATTGATTTCGGAGGTGAAAGCGGTGAATGAGGAATATGAACAGGCGGAAAATATAAGCGAAATTATCCGTCTTGATAAAAATCGATATGATAAATCCGCAGGTGAATAATGAAAGAATTTAAAATGAGATTTAAGGATTTTGTGTTTGATACAAATCCGTCATATATTCAGGTTATTACCTCTCGTGATGTTTCAAACACTTCTGTCTATGACGGAAAAGGAATTACTCAGGATATATCACAAAAACCGATTATCGTTAAAGGAAAGGGCACTTTTTTCTCAGACGATGCAGATGAAAAATGCGCTCGCCTGTCATATCTTTTAAGGCAGGGAGGCGCAGGCGAACTTCATTGCCCGTCGCTTTATCCTATTGAGGCAATTTTTACCGAGTTTAAGTATGATTCAAGCGCAACGCTTGGTAAAATCGAGTATGAATTTGAGTTTACTCAGGTGTGTGATGATAAAAAGGAAATTGCTCCTCTCGATTATATTGTTGCATACGACGGGGATAATGCTTTTGATATTGCGGCAAGGGCAAATATGAGCGTTGACGAAATTATGCAATTAAATGATATAGAAAGTCCGTTTTCAATAAAGAAAGGGGAACGGGTGAAGCTGAGATGAAAATTGTTTTAGTGACAACGTTGGGGAAGGAAATAATACCAAGCGGTATTGTTTCAGCCGTTTTAACACAGACGGCAGAGGTTGCTTGCGACAGTCTAAGCATTAAAATTATCGGCGGCAAATCGCTTGATGAAATTGAGAGAGTATATGCTTATAAAAATAACAAACTGATATTTAACGGCTATTGCGATTGCCAGAGAACAACTGCTGATGAAAGAGGATTTGAAACATATATTTATGCACGTTCAAGCGCCTGCCTTTTGGTTGATAACGATGCTTTCGCTTATACATATAATCGTCCGAGTGCTCAAAGTCTGTTTGACGCTTATGCAAAACCGTTCGGCTTTTCTTATAAGCTTGACGATATTTGCACGTTTAAAAAATATGAAGTTTCAAGCGGCTCCTCGCTTTACGGTGCCATCAATTTGCTTGTTTCAACAATTACCGGCAATTCAATAAGGATTAATGCCGATAATGAAATTTTTATGTTGAAACCGAGCGAAAATATATTAAGCCTTAATGATTTTTCAGTGATTTCGGCTAAAAGCATAATAAATCGAAGCGAACCGATTTCGGCAGTTAATTATAAAAAGGAATTTTCGTATCTTTACGATTGCCACACCTATTCGCAGCTTGCTGAAAAATTAGGATTTTCAAGGCAAAGATATGTAAATCTTGCGGCGCTTCCGAGTTGGCAGAGAAATTATAAAATTTCTAAAATGCTCAAAGATTCGTTCAAGGATTATAAGCGCCTTGAAATAACGCTTAAAGGTTATGTTGAAAGCGAGCTTTTACAGCGCTTTGATTACAGCGGTAAACTTGGTGATTTTAATGATTATCTGCTTTTTGAGAAGGTTTATTCCATTGATGAAAACGCTGAGCAAACAAAGCTTATTTTAAGAAAAAATATTGATATCTCGGAGGTAAATTATGTGGATTAGCAAGCAGATTATTAAAGAGCAAAAAGTGCCTGCAGTTGAATGCGGCAAGGTTACTATGAGCTCAAACGGTGCTGTTGAGGCAACTTCAACAGGCGTTGAAAGAAATGTTAATTTTTACTCTCCCTACGGCTACAATTTTTGTGTACCTAAGGGTGAAAGGCTTTTGCTTACTCAAGGCGGAGGAGAGCAGGTTTGCATAGGAGTTGAAAACGACAGTTCAAATGTTGAATACGGAGAAATTAAAATCACGTCTCTTTCCGGTGCATATATTTACCTCAAAAATGACGGAAGCATAGTGATAAACGGATTGGTTATATCAAAGGAGGGCAAAATTATTGAGTGATATTAATGAAAAAACAACCGATATTATTAATTTGTGCCGCTCGGCTGTTTATTGCGAAAAAGGAGAATTCTATCCCGACAAAAATTTCGGCAGCAGAATACACGAGGCAAAAGGAAACGAAAGGCTTATGCTGTCGTTTATCAGAATGGCTTTATCAAAGCTTGACGGGGTATATGTTAAAAATGTTACATATATCAAAAACGATAATTTAATTACAGTTGATGTTCTTATTAATAATGAGGAAAGGCAGGTGTACGTTGTAATATGAAGTCTACATATAATGAAATTTTGCAGAATATGAAAGCTGCTTACAATAAAGAGCTTGGCAGGGAAATTGCTGAAAATTCTATTGATGAAAAAAAGCTTGAAGCAATTGCAAGCGAACTTTACGGCTTGTCATGCTACGGCGATTTTATTTTAAAGCAAGCGTTTGTTCAAACTGCAACGGGAAGATATCTTGACCGTCACGGTGCGTTGCGTGATTGCAAAAGAAAGCTCGGCACTAAAGCAAAGGGTACGCTTACATTTGGCATTAATGAGGCAATTGCAAGCGATATAGTTATTGAAAAGGGAACTGTTTGCTCAAAACCGAATTATCCGCTTATTCAGTATTCAACAGATGAAACGGTTATTCTTAAAGCGGGCAATACAAGTATATCGGTTTCCTGTACCGCTTTGGGAAACGGAGAAAAATACAATTTAGAGGGCGACAATTTACTGACTCTTGTTAATCCTCCGTCGGGGATTGAGTATGCGTTTAATGCGTATCCGATAACAGGCGGAAGCGATGACGAAAGCGACGGCTCGTTTAGAAAAAGAATTATGTCAACATTTAAAATTACGCTTAATTATTTTAATAAAAGTTCAATTGAACTTGAAATTAAAAACATTGGCAATATTAAAGATTGCTCAATAAAGCAAAGCGACACCCCCGGAAGCGTAAGGGTAATTGTTTCTTGCCCCGGAGAACTCACGAGTGAAGAATTGGAAGGCATCAAAAAAGCATTTCCGCAAATTGAACTGTTTGGCGTTAAAATTCGTTTTGAGTATGCCAAAAAGACACATGTATCGATAAAGGTCAAGGCTAATGTTGACAGTATTTTTGATGAGGTGTCACAAAAGCAAGAAATATATGATAACATTTATGAAATTTTAACACGCAATAAAATAAACTATAATATTTCACTTGATGAGATTAGAAAGGCGGCGCTGAAAATCGACAGCGTTCAAAGCGTTGAAATAAGCGGAACAAATGTTTTGGGCGATTGTATTCTTTGCGACGGCGACGGCTATATTCTTCTCGACAATTTGGAGGTCGAACTTTATGAATGTTAGCAATACACGCATTTACAGGCTTTCGTCGCTTTTGTCTGCGCTTAATTTGAACGTAAGAAGAAACGGATTCAATTATGCCATGATTAAAGCTATTGATGCGGGAATGACGCTTGTGGAAGAATATTTTGATAAAATGCTTTCTGAAGTGTTTTTCGATTCGGCTAAAAATTACGGCATTAAAATGATGTGCGATTTACTCGATTTGGATGAGATTAACTATGAGAATGTTCAAAAAGGCTTATCGCAAGGTTTTGTTAAATATAAATATGATGAATTTAAAGAGGAATGTTTGAAAACTTTTGATAAAAATATGACGTTTAACGTATCGAATTTTGTTTTTTCTGCTGGTGGCAGTAAAGAGTCTTTTTTATCGCAAATTTTAAAAAATATTTCTTATTTTGAAAAATATATTTGTCCCGGTGTTGTTATGCAGGCGAATGAGAGTATTTATGATTTCGATGCGCTTGATGCGCTTGATTATAATGCAGACGATTGGGATAAAATTGCAAAAATATCATTTAATTTTATAGACAGTTTAGGAGGTGCACAATGAGCAGCACAAATAAAACAGAAATAGGGCTTAATCTTTGGCTCGGTGGGGACAAACCTAAAAGAGAAGATTTTTGTAATGATAATTTGATTATCGATAAGCAAATTATAGACCATAAAAACGATATGTCCTGCCACGTGTCTGAGGAGGAAAGAAACAAATGGAATACGAATGTTTATTGCAATATTTATTATGGCAATAATGAAAGTGTTCGTGATATTGCAACCGCTTGCCCGTTTGATCCGAGCGCAGTTATTATTTTCCCGACAGGCGTTACCCCTCACGTTTGGGATGCGCCAAATAGCAAAGACTATATTTATACGGCTTACGGCTCTACCTTTGGTACTACAAACGGTTTGCGTTTTAGAGATGACAGAAAAACTCTTAAAGTTTCTCAAAACCTTAAGGGTATTATGAACGAAGTTGTTTGTCTTAATGAGTCGGGTGTTGCATATTGCTATGTTTGTATAAGATAG